CGAGTAATTTTTTTACTCGCAACCGTTTTTACACAATATATTATATCAGATATACCTATCACATACAATTTCTTGTATATCACTATGAATCACTTTTAACAACATTCAGCACAAGTAGTATAATCTCGGATGCAGATTTTTGAACTCTTTGAGTGCCTGTTTATGTATCAGGATCACATTATTGTACGATCTCTGCATCTCTACCGCGGCAGTCTTCAAATTTTTGTACTGGACATACACCTTATACAGTACCTGAATGTATTCTGCATTTCTGAGTTCCCGGATTTCCCGGATGATCTGTTCCTTGGCTGCTACATACTCGTCAATCTCCTGATTGATTTTTTCGCCGTAATTTACATAATTGACAACTTCCTTACAGAGCTTGTCACTGGACTGTGATGTTTGCACCCGTTCTTTACTGTAATCTATCACACCACCGTCAATTGCATTCAGTTTCATTTCTGACAGTCTTTCAATATCCTGGTCAATCTGTATATCAAGAATTTTCAATTGACTCAGATATTCTAATGCTGTCAGATGCCTCATTTTTGTCATTTTTTCCTTCCTTTCTACCGGTTACAGTAAGTTACACTTGGTTACACATTAAAAAAGATCAACTGTAACCCAGTTTTTGTCAGTGTTTACAAGGGTTTGCGCTATTTCCGTCTACGGTTCTACGGTTCATGCCCTATATATTCTTATATTTTTACTTTTTATACTCTATCTCTCTTAGTATACTAATAAAAATATAAAATAATAAAGAAATTAAAATATACAGTAGACAACCGTAACCGCCAGTATTTACAAGGGTTTGAACCGTAGACAGATACCGTAACCAACCGTAGACGATACCGTAGAAAACCCACTACTACCACGTATCACCGAAAAATTTTTCCTGACTTTTTGTGTTTCAGGGTAACTCTACCAACAATTTCAAATCCGGCAATCTCGGCAATGTCCCGTAGAACTTGATTTAATTTATGGTTGCGGTCGGCAATGTCAGCGTTAATTTGTGCCATTGCTTTTCCGGCTGTCGGATCATGATACCCCTCCTGATTCTTGTACAATGCTCTTTTCCTCCATTCCGACAAGTATCGTTCCTGTTCTTTATCTTCCCGTTCCTGACTTATCTCTTTGTATGTCTTTTCCATACCGTTACTCAATATTGCTGGGATACAAAACGCCCATAAACACCACGCTGATCCCGTCCATTTCATTGCTATCAGAATGGTTATAGCTGTTATCATCCATATACAAATCTTTTTTACCACATACATTGTGTATTTATCCTCTTCCATTTATCCCTTATACCTTTCCGGAAGCGGCATCCACGCCACAACCTTATACGGTTCTCCCTGTTCATCGAACCAGACACCTGTCTGGGAATAATACAGCTCCCTCGATCGTGACCAGAAACTCCGCCGCATATGCACTTTGCACATATGATTCTATGAATTCCCGTTGATCTGGGAGTCTTTCTGTTGTTGGAATCCATCCGTTACTCATTATTCTCTGCCTTTCTTCATGAAATCACGATAAATTTGATTGTTCTCTATATGCATGAAGGCGTCAAAATCCAAATCTTTTTGCCTGACACTTACGTTCTCAAATGGATAACTTCCATTCATCATTGCTTTTACATCTTGCAATTCTGCTATGAGTGCATCTATGCTTTCCGTCTTTGTGAATGTCAGGACAACTTCCGCCTGCTCTGTATCCCATGTATCTTCAACTGGAACTTTTTCACCTATCTCATGTGGTTCCTGTGTAATACAGCACAATGCTCCGATGCCACCGCTCAAAGCGCCAGTCATTCTGATATCACCTGTTCCGAACTCCATTTTTGCTTTGCCTTTAATCATTGGTTTTTCCCCTTTTCTTTCATGTACTTCAAAATTTCTTTTTTCACCTTCTTGGCATATTTTGGATACTCACATCCAAACATAGCGCATCCATAAAAAACTGTACCATCGCCCGGATCTTCATGATCTACACTCATTTTGCAAGAAGCGCACTCTTCAGGACTATGCTCTCTGCAATAATCTCCCATTGCCAGTAAGAAGTCTTCGATCTTAACTTTCATCCAGTCCACCTCGCTTCACAATTTCAATCGCCTTTTCATAAGCATTCAGAACACAACGATCGCAAAACTCATAAGCTGTTCCTTTACTTTCGCTCAAAGATATGGCTGCCTTTGACCGTTCCAGACTCAGTTGTTCCATCACTCTGTCTATGTCATATGCCGTTGGTACATGATTCAGCGTATTAACAACGTCTACATTGGAGAAAGTAAGCTCTACCGGATCGATAGATTCCATCTATGCATCTGCATCAATCAGTCTCATCTCTATACCCTCCTGAATACCCGGATTGATTTACCGCTTATTTTTGTAACCTCTACCTCAAAGCCTAACCGCTTATTGATCTGTTTGCTGAATACGATATTTGACATTGGCTGCATACCACAATCCGCACAGAATATTTGATACCTGCGGTATACGTCACCAGTTGGTTCGTTCTCAATCATTTCAACACCACAATCATCAATAAATGCTTTGATTGGATTATTCTCATTCTCATACTCATTTATCTGTTCTGTCACCTTGTCTGACTTCGTGAACTCATTATTTTCGATGATTCTTCTCAGACCTTCCACTCCAACCCTGATTAGATATTCCAGTGAACTTTGTTCAATGAGTTCATATTTAATATACGGGTTGTAGTCCGGATCAATCTCACCACTTGGTAAATACTTGGTGAACCTTGCATTGAACGGGATGATCACCAACCTACGCAGTACCGCCCCGGTCTTATCTTTCATTCTCGGTATGTCATTCGCTGAAAATAACAGCTTTACGTAAGGGTTGAACTCAAATGGATCCTGACCTTTTCGTTCTGCTTTGATTCTGTTACCTGTGACAACTTTCTTGAATGTGGCGACCTGTCCACCCTGCAGAAAGTCATCTCCGATATCATCACCAATATTTGCCAGTTTCCCGAACATCATGGATGTGCTGAACCTATCCCCCAGCTCTTTGAGGTCCAGAGCTGATATGTTATCTTCTCCGAGAATTGCCTTGACACAATCCAGAAATGTACTCTTACCGTTGGACTTATCTCCTGTCAGGATGAAAGCTTTTCCAAGCTCATTTCTTCTGTAAAAACAATAACCGATACATTCTTCCAGTAATGCCCGGATCGGCTTATCTCCGCAAGCCAGTTTGTCCAGTGTGCTATCTGCCAGCTCACTATATGCGTCAGGATTGTAGTCCCATGGAATCCGGTTAGTGACAACCAGATCTGGACTGAATGGCTGCATCTGTCCGGTCACAATATCCAACACACCGTTCCTAAACGCTATATAACGGGCATCTGCCTGTTTTTTCTCTTCTGCGATCAATTCCATATATTCTAGGACTTCTCTTCTCTGTGTCTTCTTCAGGTTTGGTATCTGGTCGATCATGGCCTGTTCAATAGCTTTGTACCCAACCTGATAGATTCCATCTCTGTAAATATGCAGCTGATTGCTTATACTGACTACATTTTCATTGTTCTTCAGCCAGGTAGCGAACCGGTTAAACAGAAAAGTCTTATCAAGGAAAAAGACTGGTTTCTGAAACGCTTCGTCCCTGAGAATCACTTCCAGCTCATCATCAGAAAGTGGTTCTTTCAGGACGAATCGGTTCAGGATCCGGATGCATTCCCGTGTCTCATCCACAGAAAAATCATTCGCCGTAAGTGTCAGGATATAATTAAATAGTGCCTGATTGCGTCCGTCCCCAGCATCCATGTCAAGGAAATCGGCACTTGTACGAACTGGAAACAACCATTTTGGTACTTCCTGGTACTCACCACCATCCACAATGTCCCATTCACAAAACCGTTCCTCACCGTTAATCTTAATGACTTCATAACTGGATCGTGAACCAAGCTTGATGTCTGCCGTCAGACCTACCGCAAGAGGTACATGTGTCCGATTTCTGGTAATGCTGTGATTCTTAAAAAGAAAATGCCGTCCTCTGGAAGTCTGATATACCCTGCAGTCAAGCTGTAATTCTTCTACAATATTCATTAAGATTTCAGACTGTTCAGTATCATCTATGTCAATCAGGATGGTGTCCTCGGCAAGCACGCCGCCGAATCCGTCCAGATCTTTCACTTCATCGTATGTCCGGTATTTCTTTTTGTCTTTGAACGCTTCGATCGCTTTCTTGCCTTTTGTCTTTATGTACCCCTTGTATAGCACCACATTTCACCATCCTTTAACTGAATACCCCTGACAGTAACTTACTGAAAATTTTTTTGTCTCTGATGCTGTCCTCGTATTCCTTTTCGGCTGATCTCAAATCCACCTTTTTATCTTTTAACATATCCCGACCTTCTTTAACTTTCATCATGTAATGCTTGTAACCGTCACTACCCTTCTTATGAAGTGATCGAAAATATAACCAGGTCTTCAGATCCTTTTCTGCGTCTTTCACTTCTGCCTCATTCCGGTCAATTCTCTTTTCTGTAATCATTATAATGTTGTCCAACTCTTTTACTCTACACTGTATATATTCTTTTATCTGTTCTTCACATTCAGGTGTGTAACTCTGTCTGATCAATTTAATCAGCTTGCGGACCTCTGAAATTTTCCTATCAGATAAAAAATTATCTAAGTGGATAAGCATCTGACCATGATCATATTTGATTGTAATGTCTGTCATATTTTCACCTTCCGTTATGCTGTAATTCCGAACTGCTTCAATCTCTTCTTTGCTAAATCTATATACCACTGTTTATCAAGTGCTGGTGGTACTTTAACCCCGACCACTGAATCATTATTGATAAAGCTGTGATCAGGTGTGTTTCCGAATTTTTCACCCTTTGGTTTTTCTATCTTTCTTTTCAGCAACCTTCCGTCACTCATTCGGTTAGATGCAAAAACTCGATAAGATTTATAATAGTATTCTTTCAGTGCCGGATATGACCATAACTCTGTTCGTGTACCATCTCGGTGCTTTGTTGATCTCACAACCTGACCATTTCCATGTTCATGCTCTACAAAATCATATTTATCTGACAGCTTCACAATCTTCTGGAACATGATCAGGTCGTTACACTGATTGATAGTCTGCTCTACCGGTGTCTTATGTACCATGTAGTCAACCAGTGCTTTATTCAGAATTGGCAGATCATTGTCTATCGGTGAAAGTTCTTTCACATACGCCCCGATTCTTTCAACACCACCGTCAATATCAACCCACAAATAGTTATTAACATCCTTCTGATAGATTTCTGAGATATTATCCAGTTCAAGCAAGATTGAACACTGTTCAGTGGAACAACGCTGCTCCCATTCCCAACAAATATCATCAACCATATTAAAGGCTTCATCAGTGTCAGGAATCCAGATAATCAGACCATCTGTATTACTCTGAATCAGTTCAAGTCCCGGTACGGCTTCCAGATGCTCAATCAGATCTAGCAACATCAGCTGACCGTTGATACACATACAGTTATTGTTTCGCGGATCATATGCAGCATTAGTTGCGTCCTTCATTGCACCGCTCAGGGCATTCAGGATTTTCTTATAAGGGAGCTGTGCTTTTTTCCACCGTTTCGCTTCTGCTTTGTTTCCAGCCTTAGCAGCTGCAATCTGCTTTTTCTTCATGGTTTTTCTGGTATCGTATACCAATTTAAAATTATCGTTTGTTGCTGCTCTTGTAACTAACATCCATGCAATCAACAATGATGGATAGTAGTTATTTACATCTACATGAAGAATCTGACCTTTCCGGTGTACCGGCTTATCCGGCGCACCGTGTAGACCGCCAAAACCAAATGTGTGTGGTATTCCAGCTACGATTGTTTCAAGGTTCTGTGATTTATACCAAGTTTGCTTTAAATATTTGTCCTTATGCGCCAGATCTATAGACAGTGCTTCTTGCCTCTTCTGTTCAAACCAGTCCTGAACATATTTGTATTTTCTCAGTTTCAGGCACGGTAAGAAGAAAAAATCAAATTCATCTTCAAAGTATCTTCTGGTACATCCAAGGACTTTTGCTGCTATCCTTGCCTCACTGTCTCCGATATCAGACAGTCCAACAATATCCGGAAATGCCTGGATGATCCCATGCATGGCATTAAATTCACTGATCTTTTTAAGGAATACTTCAATGGTCTGTTCTACGTCATGCCGACAATACTTAACTGTCTGCTGGATCTCTTCCTGTGTCAGTCTTCTCCTGATCCGGAAGTCAACATCCGTTTCCTTTATATCGGATCCCATGAATCCTTCCAGTGTTTTCAGGCCGACCGGAGGGTTCGGCATTACGTCGTAATTGATCATTGAAATCTTATTGAATGCGAGAGAATATTGCCATCCTTCCTTTTTATCTACGATGATCCAGTCATTGATCTTTTTCGGATTCATACCAAGCAGAATACCCTTAAATATATATTGGTCATAATGTCGGTTGTAAAATCCAACCCATATGTCCTTCCTATTTGCTTCATATAAGGATTTTAGCTCGTCACGGTTATTGATTATCACATATTCTTTTTTTGCAGTTACGTCGATGAATACAGCAAGCCAGTCATACTCAAAAACTTCAAAATCATAGAAAATAATGATTATCACACCTACCTTTTTATTCCCGGAGGATAAACCTCCGGGTGTACTTTTTACATATCAAATGCTTCATTGATAACAATCGGGTTGAAGTTGTTGGCTTTGTATGTAATCGCTGCACCAACTTTCCCCTGTACTTCCTGGAAGATATCCAGAACACAGTCCGCAAAGTCCGCATAATTTACAAATTCCGGGATTGTCTCTGTTTCCAGTTTGTCCAGCCATGTAATAACTGACTTGATCGCCATTGCATTCGTCCACTTCGGTGAAGTATTTCCGGAAATGGTACGGTTGAAGAAAATCTTTCTTCCTTTCTGATCACCGTCCAGAATGTTACACTGAACTGAGAACATCAGCTTGTCCTTCGCCTTTGTCTCTTTGATTTCCATGTTGTCAAAGCTTACCTCGTATTCCCCGTCCGGAACATCCGCAAAATTTGTTTCAGGGGCGTCCTGAACCTCTTTCTGTAACTCTTCCAGATCTACCTGTTCATCAAATGCGCTAAAATCTACTGCCATAATTTTTTACCTCTTCTTTCTTTAAAATAAATTTATATTTACTATGATCTTCTTCTACGTCTCTGACCCCTAACGTGCTGTTCAGGTGAGTTCATGGCACCGTCTAAAGGTTCATCAGGTGCAGGGTTCTTCTCCTGTGCAAGTCTTTTGACACCTGCATTAAATTCTTCCTTTGTAATTACCTCTCCACCTTCCGGTGAAATATCGCCAGCGTGTTTCATCACATAGTTATCG